ATGGCAGGCGGCAGTTTAGCAGCCAACATCGGGATAGCGTGGGACATGAGCGGGTACACGACCAGGACGGAGGCAGAGGATTTGATTAATATAAACAGGGACAGATATTTGATGTGTATAGCGGCATTACGAGATAAGAAAGTTGAGACTTTCATAAGAGAGGCGTGATGATGTATGACCATGATTACAAGACATATCCAGAACTGTGGAATTCCGAACTGTCGACTATGTCGCATTTTAGTCCCCATCAACAAATCACGGAAGATTTTGAGGCAGTGGTTGAGCGAGTTGTTGATGGCGATACTATTATGTTGCGCTGCAGCTTTCGTAATTTTGCTTTTAAGCTCAGGCTAACAGACCTAGACGCTCCAGAAATGAGCGAAGATGGGGGAAAAGCAGCGAAAGACTGGCTTCGAGATCGTATTGAGGGCAAAGAAATTAAGGTTTTGATAGACAAGTACAACAGGGTTGATAAATACGGCAGGTTATTGGGACAGGTCATTCACGGCGGGAGTGATGTGGCTCAAGAGGAGATATATTTAGGACTGTCAGTTCCATACAGCCGTAGAAACGAGGGTAAGATTATCGAGATTTGGAAAATCTTCAACATAAAAAAATGGGTTTAGATTTTGGCGGCGGGTTATTCCCACAGCAGGGACTTTTGCAAAAGGACGGGCTGTTAAGCGAGAGATGGGGACAACAGGGCAGCACAGTATATAATATTTATGAGCATTTTAACGCAGATGCCACAATACACACAGTAACAGCAGGAAAAACCTTTTACATTTCCGAGATTTGGATAAGTAACTATGATGCAGCAGGTGGCACAATACTTATGAGAGATGGTGGGGCTGCAGGAACAATTAAAATAATAATAGTTACCTTGCCAACCACAGGAGACGAAAAACATATAATATTTAAAACACCACTAGAGATGACAACAGACATATATCTAGATGAAAATGGAGCATGTGATAAATCCATAACAGTTTCAGGATGGGAAGAATAATGGTTAAAATATTAAGTTATATAATAAAGGATTACAAAATTCGTGTCAAAACTGATAATCCAGGCAGACCCGAGTTTGTCTATGAAAAGCACAAATTCATAACAAAAGCAGCGTTATTAGCAGAAATAGAGAAAAGTATAAATATAGAGAACAAGATAAAAGATATAAAAGAGGCAAACCTAACAAACCTAAAGACAGAACTAGACGCAATAAAACCATAAAAATGCCACAAACAGATATAGACAGTGCGGACACAACATCATTGACAGACGAGATGGAAGACTGGTCCGTAGCCCAAGAAGATACAGACGGCGCTAGTGAAGACAGTGAAATTTCTTACATCAACACAGACTGGACGAAACAACTCGGTTACTATAAGAACATTCCCGAGCTAAAGATAGCCATAGACACCAAAGCCAACTGGGTCATGGGGGCTGGTTTGGAAGCAGATGAAGGCACAATGTTACAACTAAGTATCATAAAAGGCAACGGAAAGGACAGTTTTAATTCTATCTTAAAAAATCAGAGCAAGGTCAAAGACATAGGAGGAGACAGTTTTGCTGAGATAATCACAAAAGACGATTATCTAGTCAATTTAAAGCCGTTGAACCCAGGCACTATAAAGACAGTCCAGAACAAACAGGGAAGAATATTAAGGTATGAACAAATTAGCAGGGGAAAACCAAACAAGATATTCCAGCCATACGAGATATTTCATTTAAGCAGGGAACGTATAGCCGACGAAATCCACGGCATTAGCGTATCCGACTCTGTTGAAAACATTATCGAAGCAAGAAACGAAGCCATGTCCGACTGGAAAAAGGTCTTGCACAGGAACATCCAGCCTAAACGTATATGGTATGTTGATACGGACGACGTGACAGAGATAGCAGTGTTCAAGGCGAAAGTAGACGAGGCTTCAAGAGATTTCGAAAACATCATAGTCCCTAAAGGTTCTGTCGAAACAGAGATAGCGACAGTCGCACCCAACGAGACGTTAAGCGCACTACCGACCATAGACAAATACAACGACTACTTTTTCCAGTCAGTCGGCGTCCCTCAGATTATCATAGGCAACGCCAAAGAGTTCACGGACGCCAGCGGCAAGATAGTATATCTGGCATTTGAACAAAGCATAAAGGCAGAACAGTTATACATAGAGGAACAGGTTCGGGGACAACTTAATCTCCATATAGAGCTTACATTCCCAGCCAGTCTCCAGCAAGACGCAATAAGCGGAAAAGAAGAGGCAGAGGAAGAGCCGCAGGAACAGGCAGCACAACCAAACGACGTAAAAACAGAGATGGAGGGAAAGAAATGATGGATAAAACAATAATCACTATAGTCGTTATTGTTTGCGTTGCACTATTAGAAGCATGCGCATTATTCAACGGCATTAACGGAACGTTTTTCACACTGGTAATTGGCGCTTTATGCGCCCTGGCAGGCATAGTATTTCCAAAAGAGAAGATACCAATATTAAAAGATTTTTAAGATGGCACTAAAGAAAGTCAAGCCCGACCCGAGGTTCACGAGCAAGAAGAAGTATGAATCGTTAGCTCATGCTAGAGGCACGAGTGTAGAGAAAGGCAAGAAACAGGACGTTATAGCGAAAGATGTAGCCAGGATAAAGAAAACCCAAGCAGGCGATAAGGCGACAGGCGTCAGAGTTAGTGTTCAACAGCCAACCAGGGACGAGGCAGGCATGACAGCCATGGACAGGCAGATAGCAGGCAATAAAGAAGCTTTAGCAGCTAGAGAAGAGGCAGCAATAAGCGTATTCACAGGAGAACAAGATTTTTCAGGCACAGCACCAAACCCTCAAAGTTTCATGCCAGACCCTGGTACAGACGATGGTAATTTTTTACAGAGACTTATCGGCATGACCCCAGATGAAATAAAACAGGTTAGAGAAGCGGCACTATCAGGAGAACAGACACAGCGAACAGGAATGACAGTATCACCAACAGCTGGCGGTATGCAGTGGATATCAGACCTAGCCAGGAAAGAGATAGCTAGACGAATAGTAGCAGACGCTTTTAAAGACCCTATAAAATTCCAACCAGGTATAAATCAAGTTGCACAAGAAGTCGGAAAGGTAGCACCTAATTTTTGGTCTAAAGAAATAATAACTAAAATAGTCAAAAGCGCAGCTACAAAAAAAGGTCTGTTAGTAATATCAGGTGCTGTAGCTGCAGTAGCAGGAACTCTTCAAACGTATGCATGGAACGGTCATTTAAAATTCGACAATATAGTAGGTAATTATATGATACGTATAGGCGACGCATACAGAGCAGGAAATGAAGAAGTAGCATTAAGGACTATGGAAGAAGCAGAAGCATATTTAGACCAAACTTGGTATGAAGATATAATTGATTATATACCTTTAGTAAACGTAGCATATACAACTTTTTTTAAAGGTTTAGGTAAAGCTAAAAATACTTTTGCAGACTACAAAAAATTAATAGCAGATGCGCCTGCAATAGCTGCAAATGAATCAAAATATTATGCCGATATAGACGCAGCCAAAAGAGAACAAGATTTAGCGGATGAGAAAGCTAGAAACGCTAGATATGACGAAAGACTAGCAGCAGCTAGAGAACAAGATAAAAAAGATAATAAAGAACTAGCCGACCAAATCAGAAAAGACGCAGAAGAACGTAGAAAGGCAGATTTAGAACTAGCCATAGAAAAGAACAAAATATATAATAATTTTATATCAAATGCGACAAAGTTCGACCCAGAGCCATACGTCCCATACGACCCACCAAGCGCATTAAATTTTGGGTTGATTTGAAGACAGGATAATACTCAGGCAGAACTAATCGATGGTGCCGTGTATTGGCGTAAAAAAAACAAGGGGAAAGTTTAAGAGTTTTTGGCTTTTTTTCATTTTGTAGCACCTCAACACCTTTTTCTCTTAGACCCCCGATTAAAATGGAAGAACAGCCAGACCAGGTTGAAACACCTGAGGAAGAAGAGCAAACATCAGAAGAAGTTACAGAGGACATGGATCTAGATTTAATCCAGAAAGCGGAACAGGCAGCCGAGCGTATTGAGAAAGCAACGCAAGCTATGGAGGGTCAAATCAGGAAACTGGAAAAGCTCAAGATGGAGTCTATACTAGGCGGGAAAGCCAGTACAAATATCAAGCCCAGAGAAGACACAGCTGCGGAGTATGCTAAAAAAGTGATGGCTAATGAAGAAGAAACAAGACCTTAAACTCAAGATAGGCACGAAGAAAGAAGCTGCATGGACGAGGATAAAAGAGAATTTGGAACAGAAACAACTAGAGGGAGAGATAGAAAACATTATCAATAAGGCAGTGATAGCGATAGCAGAGGAAGAAATCCAGAAAGAGAAAGATTTATAAAGTTCATTATTAATATAATAAAGTAAAATGGCAAACGCAGTATTAGAATTAGTATTTGAAACAGCGCCACCTATCCCTATGATTTGTGCAGAAGCTACATCTATTCCTAAAGGTACAGCTTTGAAATTGAGCGCAGCATTTACAGTCATAGCGTCCTCAGCAGCCGACGACGAGTTCGGGGGAGTCGCAGCAGAAGAGAAGATAGGCGGGGACGGCAAAACAGCTATACCAGTTTATAGAGACGGTATATTTAAAGCAGAAGCAGGAACTACAGGCGTAGCCTTGGGCAAGCCTTGTAAACTGGAAGCAGCTAACGAGTTCACAACCACAGCAGCCGACAACTCTGATTTAGGTTACAACTGGGGCATAGCCCTGGAAGCAGCTACAAACGGACAATTCTTTTTGCTAGACCTGGGACGAGGCAACTAAGATGGTATACGACGCAGCAGCAGAAAAGGACATAAGAGGAATTGACATAGATAAGTTAGTCAAAGGTTTTGGCGAACTTACTCCAACTTTCAAGAATTACTGTAACAAATCTAAGACAAAGTCCAGAGAAATCAGATGGTACAGGAAAGGTCTATCCCTTGCCACAGCCATGAATGCGTTAGACTCATTGACTACTCAGGGAGTTACAGGATCATTAATAGCTAATACAGCGTTCAAGTCTATCCCGACAGTCGTGGAACAGAAATGGGAACGGCAGACCAGCTATGTCAGAAAGTATTTTGTAGAATCCCCGTGGATTTCAGACGAGGACATCAAAGACTCAGACGTGGACATTCTAGCAGGGAACGTCAAAGAATTAGTTAAGGCAGTCCATTTCAAAGTAGACAGGCGTATCTATGACGTATTGACAGAAGCTACCACATCAGGAACACCAAACCCCACTAATGTAAACACTACAGCAGCCACAGCAACATGGTCTACTACAGCTACATGCGACCCTGTAGAGGATTTGATGAATGCCAAGATGGAGATATACGCAGCTGGGTATGACCCAGAAGGCGCTATCAGTTTGATGAATCAGTTAGAGCATAAGAACCTGATTAACTTTTTAATCATGGTTAAAGGCAGTTCTATCCCGCCATTTGCAACAGAGAAGATAAGAAGCGGCGTAGTCATGAGCTTACTAGGACTTAAGATAGCCGTTAGCCCACAAGCAACTGCGGACTGGGTTGTAACATTCGTCCCTGGAAAAGCAGTTACATGGAAACAGTTCACTCCATTGACATCTGCAGTCATGACCGAGCCAGGAATCGGCAAGAAAGTCAGGGTATGGGAAGAAGGGGAAGGCATGCTTACAGACCCCCTAGCTGTACACATATTATCAAGTGTATCATAATGGGATTAGAAACAGCAAAAGTTTTATACAGACATTTCATAGACATAGGCAGAACTCCAGCAGCAGAGAATTTAAGAAAACGGTTTTTAAAGTCTGAGAGAGTAGACTTAGCAGAACTGATAAAACCTAAAGAGAAAAAGAAAGATGGCAAGAAATCAAAGAGACGAGCCAAGCAGTAGTGTTATAGCCGACGCTACTACTACTCAGACCACAGATGAGTCAGATCATATTAACGCTATAATAGACGCACTGCAAACAGCAGGCATAGTAGGTTACTAAAATGGCAGCAGGAGACATAACATCAAGCGCACCCGTCATCTGCGACGGAGTAACAGAATTAGAAGCAGCTGTCGAAGCATTAAATCTAACAGCAGCAACAGACCATATTATAGCGTTGCCTATCCCTGGCAGAGACGCTCAGTTTGTAGTATTCAAAGCAGAACGGGAAGCATAAAAACATTTATATACTCTTTCTATTATAATATTGTTTATGGCATACGTTTCTAAGGGTTGTAAAGAATTGAAAAGAAATTATCCTATAACAAAAGGACTCACTGCCAAGACTCAGAAGCAAGAAGGCAGAGTGATGAACCTGCAATATACAAAAGGCACGAATGTATTGAAAAAGGAAAAGGCAGGGTTGAAATGAGCAGAATCGAAGAGAGACGAGCCGTTCGTCTAGCCAATAAATTAAGCCAGCACCAAACCCCTGTATGCTCAAATATAATTCTTCCAAACACGTCAGGCGACCATGTCAGAAGTATCAAAAGAGCAGACCCAGTTGAAGAATTTGATTTAATCAATAAGAAATATGTCCATAATCCAGTAGGCGATGTAAGTATATCAGGTCAAGTTACAATAGAAGACACAGACTACCCAGTGTTAGACATGATAAGAGTAGCGCCAAGCAATTCTATATTCCAATCTACAGCCAGATTCGTAACAGAGACTACAGAAGCCAGTTATACCGACGGATTCGGCGGCGGTATGGTATTCGGGGCTAAACACAGCGCTGGAAGTACCAATAATATGGCTAGTATCGGATTTACAAGAGACGGTGCAGATGATAGCGGACGTATAGAGTTCAACGTGTATGAGGCAGGCACGTTCCAAGTCGGTAAGATATGCGCTCGGGCAGACGGCTCTGTCGGAATAGGCACAAGATTAGGAGAAGCTAGACTTCATGTAAAGACAGAGATGGATATGCACGACGATAGCCAGCTACAAGACGCAGCTCTAGCAGTATGCAACCATGCCTCAGACACAGGAGAAGAAGTGGGCATAGCTTTTATTATAAGTAGTGCAGTCGAAGCTACTGCAGTCCCTGGAGCTATGATTACTCATGAGAGAACAGGGTCTTACAGTAAAGGAGACTTGCATTTCAAAACTTCTAATACAACCAACGCATGCACTACTAGGATGACTCTAGATAAAGATGGCATATTAGATTTAAAGGCTACTACAGGGGCTTTAGTAGTCAATAGATTAACAGCAGCTCAGATAGCAGCATTAACACCTGTAAACGGTATGATAGTTTATGATACTACAAACAATAAGTTTCAATTTTATGAGAACGGCGCATGGGTCTCTGGCTCAGGGTTAGTATAATGGAAGAATACAAAGTAATAGATAATAAATTAGAAGTTAAAGAAACCATAGTAAAATATGTGGAGAAGGCTACTCTATTAGAAAGAAAAGAGGAGTTACAGTCTTTGATAGAAGAGGTTGACTCTCTTTTAGCAAAGTTCAAATAGAAAAAGCCGTGTTCACACTATTTCCTTTTTCTAGTAACAAACAGTGAGGGCGCATAAATCAATATAGGCGACGCGTGGAAAGAGATATTTTAAAAAAAAATCAAAAAAAAATCTGGGTATATAGACTGCGTCAAGTTCTAAGTAACAAAGCCAAAATAATATTAATCCCGAAAAATTTCTTTTAATCAAAAAGCCACAGGTTTTTATTTTTCGTGCTATATAATATTTTCGCTTCAGAGGCACTGGACATTTTAAGCACTGGACATTCTCGCGTGAGGTATATAAAGAAAACTCCCTTTCTTAATTCTATGTGGAGAAAAAAACAATTTATGTGCGATGACTGTAAAAAATGTTTTACTACTATAAGAGGATTTACAAAACATAAATGTAAAGCTTATGGATTATATTCACTAAAAAAGTGAGGAGTTGAGGAGATATGACAAAACAAGAAGTATTTAGTAATGGCGACAAGCCAGCAAGCCCGAAATCAATAGGGTATTTAAAAAGCCTGTATAAAAAGCTAGGCTTAAATGACACCGTCCCCGAGGGCGTTACTCAGGGAGTAGTCAGTGGGTTAATAGAGCCACTAGTTGCTAAGGTAGAAGAGCAGAACAACAAACCAGCAGAAGTACAACAGAGCTTCGAGGGCGTTAAAGTAGAGAAACCTGCAGTAATAACCAACGGAGACACACCAGCAGTCAAGATCGGCATGATAGAGAAACTGGTCTTAAAGCACTTCAGCGCTAGGAATGAAGCTTTGCCAACAGCACAAGCATTTATCAAAACATGCAACTACATGTTAGCTTTGTGCAACGCATGGGAAGAGAGCTTAAAATGACCTGTTATAAAGAAGAATTACCAATAGGTTATTATTGCGCCTGTGAGGAGTGTTCAAAATGAAATGTCTAGCTTGTGATAAAAAAGCTGTAACATTCGACGGGTTATGGTGTGAGGAACACAAATGAGCCACTTCTACGGAACATTACAAGGCAATAGAGGAGAAGCCACACGCTGCGGCACTAAAAAATCAGGTATAGAGACATATGCGGCTTCTTGGAAAGGTGCTATAAGATGTCATACCTATATTAATGCCAAAGGTCAAGACTGTGTAATAGTAGAAAGTAACGGCACTCTAAGCGGAAAAAGGTATAAAAAATGAGCCCTGAACTAGCGTTCTACAAGCTTGTTAAATGCCTGAGGTTAAAATGATGTGCCCAAATTGTAGTAATGAAGAAAACAACCACAAAGATTATTTTTATTTTGAATGTGGTAAATGTCATTATTTTTATTTTGATTTACGTTTAGATGGCGGCTAGTCCGCCCTTTTTCTATTCTTTTTTTTTATATTGCCACTGGACACCACTGGACATTTTGCCTAAAAGAATTGTTTCTGCTTCGCATTCAATGAAATCATCTTTGCTGCGGTGAGGACACCGATTGCTAACGCCAATTTGCCCTTTAACAGAAGTAGTGTTGTTGTATATCAGAAATCTTTTCGGGTGTTGTCTATTTATTATAAAAAACCAATAAATAAATAGCCTTACTTCAAGTACTACTATATTATGATTTATTGTTTATAAAGGTTTTGATGTTAGAATATATAGTTTAGATAACATATATGTTTAAATAGTTGTATATTAACAACACTACTTATGAATGAATATCTTGGTGCTCTCGTTGCAATGTTTGGGTTTCGTAAACGTAAACCTAAATCAAAAGAACAACTTGACGCAGAAATGGAATTAAGTAATGAGATGCATTATTTATCATTAAAAAAGAAAACAGAAGAAGAACTTAAAGTTTTGAACAGAAGGTTGGGAACTAACTTCTCTATAAAAGAAGCAACATTAAACGGATTTCCTTTGATGAATTTAACAATAAAACACTGTAAGGAGCTGGGATTAGAATGAAAAAGTCAGAAGCTAGAATCATCATATACTTATCGCAAGTCCCACCGTTCAAAAGAAATGTTACTAATATATCCCATCAACTGGATATTACTTACAATTACGTCAACAAATTACTCTCAAAGATGGTATTCCTGAAATGGTTGCGTAAAAATAAGCTCCAAATCAGAATGTTCTACTCACTAACAGAATTGGGCAAATCCCAATTAGATAAAGCCAAGGAGGTATTGAGAGAATGAAATTAGTATATATAGGTGCAATAGATATAAGTATGACTGATGAGAACGACGTACAAAAGATAATAGACACATTATCAAAAGCAGGTTATATAATAGATAATGAAGACCATAACATATATAAGGAAGTGAAAGAATGAAAATAGAAGTCGAAAAAGTTAGAAAGTTAGATGAAGGAAAGCATAAAGGCGTCATTGTCGACGTCCAGTACAGAGACGAGCCGTTCAAATATACCGACGTCGTCATTGAAATCGATGATAACCAGTGGTCTGTCGGCTATCCCACTTGCATAACACAGGATAGCAAATTAGGCAGGTTGCTTACCCGTTTCGGTCAACGGTTCAAAGAGGGAGATATAGTCGATCCTAACATTGTCCTAGTAGGACGTCAGTGCTCTTGCGTTGCCATACACGAAGCTAGCAAGAAAGACTCCAATAAAATATACAGTAAGGTAGTATCGTCTAGCGTCAAGCCGTTGGAAGAACAAGCAATCAAAATAGAAACAGACGCTGCTGGTCTAGCACATAAAACCAACTATATTGATATGTCTGATACTGATAAGCTATAAATGACTGTTGAAAAACTACGTCGTGTGTTGTGGAGAGTCAGAGAAAGAAACCCTGGTAATGACAAACCAACTAACTTAGAGCTTATGAGAGCCATAATGATAGAGATAGGTACAGACCCCCGTACTTATGCTGTTAATAGAAAGGCATTGAAAAAGCTTGGTTGGGTCAAAAGATATAACAATAGCAGAGTTAGATTAACAAATGAGGATATAGAATGAAGATAATAACACGCTTACGAAAGAGCTGGGCACGGCTTAATCGCAGGGTTAGATGGGCGTTGTGGACTCGTAGCTGGCGTAAATGACCTTATTGGCGCTTATTAAGGCTTAGATGACTGTATTAGCGCATATAACAATTGATTTGGCTATGTCGGACTGCTGCGCAGGGCATAGTCGCTCGTCGCTTCTGCGATGTCGCTATTAGCAGAGCAATAGTCGCCTACGCATGCCCGTAGTTCGCTATTGCTCTAACGCCCCCCTAATCCCCCCCCGGGGGGATAGCTCGCGCTGCGGCGCTCGCCGCGCCTGCGGGCGCGCGAGATAGATATAAACGAATCTGGAAGTAAAAGAAAAGAGAAAATACCCAGGTGTCGGGACATTTTTTTAGAAAATGAAAAAAATAATTGAAATTAATTTAATTGAGGGGACAAATAATTTTAATTTGAATATCTCTGTTAATTTTGATAATTTAGAAGAAGATGGATTAAAAGGGCAAGTAGTAATGGAATTAGAAAAAATAAAACAAGAAATAATTAAAAGATATGAAAATAGCGGAGTAAACATTACTTATTAAAAAATGCAAAACTATTTATGCCCTTACAACAGACGTTGTCCTAGCGGAGACTACGGCAGCGAGAATGGCTGCAGCATGGATTATGACAGTTGCAGTCAATTTCACACATTTATATTAGAAGATGGTAAAGAATACATTGAAAGATACGCAACCCGAGTGGACATGGGACGACTGGCAGCAGAAGGTCTTAGACACAGACGGGAACTTAGCTCTAAGGTGCGGTCGTCAGACTGGCAAGAGTGAAGTTATCTCTGCAAAAGTGGCTAAACTAGCTCTGG